CTTTAACTATTAAATTGCGCGCCTTCAGCAAATGCATTGCCCAGATGGCGGAATTGGTAGACGCGCACGGTTCAGGTCCGTGTGCCGCAAGGTGTGGAGGTTCGAGTCCTCTTCTGGGCACCAGTATTTAGTATAAAACGCTTTACGAATCAGCCACTTAATGCCCTTAAGTGGCTTTTTTGTCGTACGCAAACACCCGCCTAATCCCTGCATCCCCCGCAAAAATACACTATTATGTGCGACAGATTTACGACAGGAGTGCGACAAAATGGCGACGATCCGCAAGCGAGGGAGTACATACACAGCAGAGGTGAGGCGTAAGGGCATATCGAAGTCGGCGACGTTCACGACAAAAGCCGCAGCCACCACATGGGCGCTACAGGTCGAGAGCGATATTGTAGCAGGAAAGAACGGATCAACCCCCGACAAAACCTTCAGTGACCTGCTTACTCACTATAGGAAGACGGTAACGCCGACTAAATCCGGCGCTCGAGAGGAGACGCTGCGCATCAATCGGTTTCTCGCTGACCCTATCGCTGCCGTGCATCTGCGCGACCTGAACGCCACGCACTTTGCGGCGTGGCGCGATCGCAGATTAATCTCGGTATCCGCTGGTTCAGTGCTGCGCGAACGCAACACGATGTCGAACGCCTGCAAGCGGGCGGTCGAGGAGTGGAAATGGTTGTCGGTTCACCCGATGAAGGGTGTCGTCTGGCCTGACGATCCAGACCCGCGCGACCGCACCGCGACCGATGATGAACTGGAGCGCCTCCTGTTCGTGCTGGGCGAAGGAACCGATACGGTAAATGGCCGACTGGGGTACGTCGTGCAGTTCGCCCTGGAGACGGCCATGCGCGAGAGTGAGATATCAAGGCTTGAGTGGTCCGACATCGAGCCGAAGTCCTGCCGGGTGCGCTTTGGTAAGACGCGGGCAGCGAAGCGTGACGTACCGCTATCGCTCACGGCTGTGCGGATAATCGAGGCGATGCCTCGCGACGCGGACACTGTATTCAACATCAGCGCCAGCCAGATCGACGCCCAGTACCGCGCGGCGCGGGAGAAGGCTATGGTGGACGACCTCACGTTCCATGACCTGCGACACACCGCCGTCACGCGGCTCGCGAAGAAGCTGGACGTGATGGCCTTGGCTAGAATGATCGGACATACGAACCTGAAAACTTTGATGATCTATTACAACCCGAAGGCATCTGACCTAGCTGACCTACTCTAGCCACGGTTCACCGTCGAAATACTCGGGTCAGCCTGCATCTTGCCCCGATACCAGCTCGCGATCCCCAACACCGGCGCGATGGTCGCCATGACGGCAGCTTCAGCGGCCAGCATTGGCGGCAATTGAGCCAGCACCGCTGCGTCAACCTTGAAGAACATTACGCCCAGGTACGCTACCGCTGCCGTTCCGCCCGAGGTCAGACTCAGTACACCAAAGCAAAAACCGATGAACGGACGCCAGGAGTACGTAGGCCAGTGTTCGGTGGCAGCTTCCGCGCGCATTGTAAGATTGATCTCGCTCGCGTTCTGCACGGCCAGTTGCTGGAACGATACCTCTTGCGCAAGTACGGCCTGCCTGTACTGCAACACCAGCGCAGGGTCAGTCTGAAGCGCTTTAATCGCATCATCGCCAGATGGTTTGCCAGTCACGGTTTGCGCAATGTCAATGGCCTTCTGCGCCACCTGTTCCGCCTTGTCGCTACCGGTTACCCACTTCGCGATCTGCGGCACGAACTGGGCAAGGGACATTGCAAGCGTAATCGGATCCATCTTAGGCCACCTTTAAACCGGCAAACGTACCGGATGAGTTGATCGTCAAAAGCTGATTTCGCATCGTGTCTGCGATACCGATATGCACCCAGCCTCCGCCCGTTACCGAGTCGTAGTATTCAAGGATAAGCTGGTCGTACTGAATGTGCGCTTCACGGATCGCGTGAATTACATCGAGCAGTGTCAGCCCGTGCACGTGGAAGTCGCAGGCCAGCCCTTTGGTGTGCGCGCTGGTTGGCTTACTGCCCACCATGGCGTTAAGATCAGGACAACGATAGCCAGATGAGATACTAATCGGCCGCCCTATCGCAGCCCTCACCTCTTCCATCTTTGCCGCGAGTTTTGTTAGATTCGCCAGAATAAAAATAGTCGGAGAATTATCGATCCCGCGTCGTGCCGCTGTCTGTGACGCGGTGAATTCTTCCACCATGAAGTGTTCGCTCAGTTTCATTTGTCCGCCTTTTTATCTATCCGGTCGAAAATCTTATTCAGCATTTCCTTTAGCTCATGAATGTCTTCCCGGTAATCGCCTTTCGACACGTAGTTCTTTGGCATTTCTTCACGTAGTTTCGCCAGGTCAGATTTCAATTCCTTCACTGCGACCCACATTTCACGCGCTAACCAGCCGAGGGTTAGAAAGGCGAATGAAAGGCCTAAGTTAAGTAGTGACTGCGCGTTCATAATTTTCCGTTTTGTCTAGTCGGTTTAGGTTAAATTTCACACATGTGCCAGTCATCACCAGCGTGAAAGCCTGACTGAATTAAAAAGTCGTAGTCGAGCAGATCGCGCGAAATGACACTGCTGCATCGGTTATCCAATACCCAGCCGCCGACCGTGCACACCATGTGACCATTGACCGGGAAAGGCAACGACCGAACACGGACTATAACCAGGCGGTTATCTACAGCCAACCCGTCGAGTAGTTCACGGCAGCGCAACGCGAATCCGTCACAGTCATCCTTAATGACTCCGAGTTGTGCAAGCATGGCGTGATGCTCGGAAGGAACCGCCCAGTTATCTACAGGGCCGTCTGGCGTGTGCTTGAATTCTTCCTTCACCTGGCGGAATATCTTTTCTACGCGCGGGTCTAACAATTTACTTCTCCTCGTTTATGCGCTTCAATGCACTGCCACGGTGTCGGAACTTTCGCCCCGTCTTGGATAGGTTTAGCGCCACCGCAACCCGAAACAGCTAAGATTAGGCTAAGAGAAAAAATTATCACCTTCATAACCTACTCCTTAAATATGCGCACTCAAGGGCAAGCGCTTCTTCATAGCGAATTCCGTACCGATTACCTGGTTGAACGGACTCATGCGTGACGCCATTTTCATCCTCAAATGCCTCGGACCCATCCCATTCGTCATAACACAAGAGACCATAGGCAAAAGCATCTAACCCTTCAGCCTCGAATGCGGCTTTTACTTGTTGCGCGATTAAACCGAAATGCCACCGTGCTTTTTCCCCTTTTCCCGCCACAGCATCATTAAACTTGAATTTTCCGAAGTTAACTCTCGCCCATGCTCTCAATTCAGGTGCAACATCTATAGACCACTGCTGTTTTACGCGCTCGTCTGAAGTATTAATCGTGCCAGTTCCAGCATAAACAGTACGCCAGCGCATTGCTGCCGTTCCAAGATCATAGGTATTATCTACAAACGGTTTTAAATATCCGTTTGTGTCAATCGTTACCCTGTATGCCCCTGCTGAACCCAAGTAAAAAGTTCCTGCGCCGCCTGCGTATGCGTAAAGACTGCCGCCAGCTGTAGCGACTGACAAGCCGTTTGTCGCACCCAGCGCAGCTATTGTTAAATTATCGCCAGACATTGCCGCAGACCCCACAACTACCCCCGCCGCATTCTGCATTTTGTAGGCTTTACCTAATCCCTGCGTTACGTTCCCCGGGAAGATTTTGTCTCCTGTTGCGTAATCCGTTGTTACAACGTCTAACGATGAGTCATGACCTTGTTTGAATTTAGACGATCCACCAGAAGAAACTTCCCGCGCGATATAGTTATTAACATTTCCCGAATTTGTAATCGATATAACCGCAGACGTATTATTTGAAGCATCGAGCGAGCAACTAGAAGAGCCAAGTAAAAAAGCGATATTTATGTTTGAAAACATATTATTTGCAAATAGCGTATTCGACACACCAACGGACACATCACCTGTAATTCGCACCCCACGCACACGAGGGCCACCAATCCCCGCTGGATTTGTACCTGAAGCGATAGTCAGCTTCCCGATTTGACCGCCACTAATTGTTGCGACCCCAGTATCTATAAGCAGAATCCCACCAGTATGTTGTGATGAATATGCACCTTTTACCTCATGGTATAGCGTAGCTATTCCCGATACGCCCAACTCTATGTCGTAACCAGTTGCAGTTGCGTCTGCCGTTTGATACAGTCCTGCATGAATAATGCAATGACTGCCTATACACTTAACAGCACGACCAAACGCCCAATAGCTGTCCTTTTTTACGTGCACATTATTTGAGTTAATAACGATATTGTCACCAGTAAATGCTGGGGTTGACGACTCACCTCTGCATACAACATCAATCTGGCAATTATCGCCTGTGATTGTAATTATAGGACCGCTCGCCCCCTTTACTAAAACTCCATCGCCATTAGCGAAAATTATTTGACCAACTGTAGACATGGTTAAGTTGTTTACTTTACATGTACCAATGACGCGCACCGCCTTACCTGTATTAATTGCCGCCTGTACCGCCACAGTATCATCTACAATTCCGTTCCCAACCGCACCAAAATCGGTAACACTAACAGTCTCCCGATGCTTTTCCTGTGCGGTTCTGGCTATAGCACCTGTACCTGCAGGCATATAAAGCACCGAATTTGCATTCGAGACGACTCCACCTCCCGCCCCCGCAATCGCGGCTTCTACCGCAATACGATCCGATGTGGTGATAACCGCTTCAGCCTGCGCAAGTGCCGCCGCCGCCGGTGCTGCGTTGATGTTTGCTGAATTGGCGACCGCCGCATTGATATTCGCAGCATTTCCAGCAACCGCGTTTACATTCGCGATACTTCCGGCGACTGCGTTCACGTTCCCGATATTCGCGGCAGTTGTGTTGACGCTGCCGATATTAGCCGCCGTAGTGATGATGCTCGCTACGTTACCGGCGACAGTCCCGACACTCACAATAGACGGGCCAGCCAGTGGCGCACCTGATGCGTCAAATGCCAGCACCGTGTTTGCCCTTGCCGCGGACCCGGGGAGTTGAGCGCCAACCGACGCGTCGGAAACAGGGAAGGAGAGCGTTCGGTTAAGTTTCTCGGTTACTTGCTGCACCAGCATGACGCAACGGTCAGCCATATCGTTCAGCACAGTAGCGAAGAAGCCCCCGTTATTGGTCAGTACCATCGGCTGCGTGTTGGCGACCTGACTGGTCAAGGTAATGAGCAAACCTACCACCGGCGCTACGGTCATCGTTAGCGTACCGCCCGGATTCGCGTCCTGGTTCGCGTTTAACGCCACGGTAAACCCAGACGTGACATTCGACTCAACGCCCGTAGTATCGGTCTGTGTGACAACCAGATCCGCTGCGGTAAATATCTTGAAGTTAAACGGAAAAGCAACGGTCACGCCGTTGCAAATATAGGGGCCTGCCTTGCGCGTTGCTGCGGACGTGATAGCCATTTAGAACCTCTTAGGTAGTTGCGCCGAATTGTCCGTCAGCTCGGCGCAAGTAAGGCAACCTATTTCTTTGGAGGCCCCAACACGACGGCTTGCGGCCCAGCATCTCCAGACAGCCATGCGCGCGTCCCGTCCACCGTATCGGCCACTAACTTGCCAGGCAATCCGAAGGTGTAACCCGCAGCCATGATGAGGTGCTTGGTATCCTTCTCGTCGTTCTCGCCCGTCGCAACATCCTTGAGCGACTTCACGCCCTCGACGATACCTTCACCAGCCGAGTCAATAGGGCTGATCTTCACGCCGAAGTAATGACCGTTCGGGTTCACGACCTTCGTCCATACACCTGGCACGATATCGCGGACGAAAGGGAAGAAGCCCGCGCCGTACTTCACAAAGGCTGTGGCGTACCGCATCATCATTTGATCATCGTCTTCGCCATCGGGACCAGTGCCGTGCATCAGTAACTCGGTCAAGATGGTGGGCAGAACCACGATAGCGATAAACTTCGCGGCATAGCGTGCCGTCGCAAGTTGCGGATTCTGTTTGGCTTCCAGCTTGGCGATAACGCCGTGCTTGACCAGCAGGCCGAGCTGGCTGTTGAAATAGGAATAGAACATGGTGAAGGCTTTTTTCAGCATCCCCCAGCCACCATGACCAGACATAACCTGTGCCAGATCCGCCTCGCGGCCACTACCCTGTGTCTGGCGGACGACATGATCCGCATAGTCAACGGCCTTGCCTGCATCGTTCTCGAAGCGCTCCATGCCCTGCTTGAATGCCGTGTTCCACACTGGCACGCTGACACCCTTATCAATAAAGCCCATCAGCGCGAGGAAGGTACTGGTGTCGGGCATGTAGCTACCGTTCAGCGTCATGCGCCCTGATTCTTTCTGTAGGTCACGGTCGAAGCTGGTAAACCGGTTGCGCATAAACTCGGACTGATCCATGCAAAACTGATATCGCTCCATCATCTTCGAGCCGTAAAACTTCGCCAGCTCAGAGCCGAACGTACCGCCGTTTAGTTCTGCCAGCGCGGGGGTAAGCCCTGTGAAGTTTTGCAGCGCAGTTTTCACACCGGACATCAGATTGATAACCGTGTTTTTACGTGCGATCCCAATGGCGCGTTCCACGAATCCCGAAGGGTTCATCGGTGGGGTTGCCACCTCTTCCACGCGGTTCACCAGGGCGCGGTAGCCTTCGTTACCGACCACCCGCTTAGTGGCCGCCATGATGCCCTTGTCGCGCAGCATCCGCATCGTGTCGGCCACCGCCTCACGGTAGGCCAGATCATGCACCGACTCGTTCAACGCGCTGGCGAACACACCGAGATCAAGGCGCGGGCGCTGGGTGACATCCTGCTTACGCTCGGTGCTAGTGCCTTGGTTCGTCTTCGCTGACTTTCCGAACGTGCCCCCAACCAGCGCCTTGATGCCATCGAGACGGTCGTGGTTGAATGCCACCTCGTCCAGATCACCGTCGTACTTCAGGCGAGAGTAACCGCCCTGCATGGTACGACCGCTGGCCGTGGTGAACGGTACTGCCTCGACTTTCGGGGGTGACTTGCCGCGTGTGCGCTTGTTCAGGGCTTCCAGCTCAGGCCAGATCATCTCGTCCTGAATCTGCCACATCTTCGCCACCAGATCGAGGTCACGATCTTCGAGCAAGTTGACGATGGCAAGTTGTTGCTGATCACCCCATCCGTAGTTGCGCAAGCGCTCACGCCCTTCGACGTGACCGTGCAGTAGCGCCACGCCCATCGCTTTTTCACGGGTAATGGCGAGGCCGATCTTCGCCGTGCCGATGTCCTTACGGGCGAATTCAACCTTCTCTTGCAGGTTGTACTTCGCATAATACGGCTTCAGCTCCCGGTATAGCTCACCGAGTTTTGTCGCCTTCCAGTCTGCACGCTTCGAGATACGCCCGAATAACGACTCGTTCACCGTGGAGAACTTGCCACCACCGAGGATCGTGATAATCGTTTCAGGACTCAGGAATTCGCCAGCGAACTTATCGCCCAGCTTGCTCACCGCGTCGGCAAACTTCGGCGCGAACTTCGGCTCAATACCCAACACGTCGCCAGCCTCATCGAAGTCATCCGGCCAGTGCTTGCGAATCTCGGCCAGTACCTCGCCACGCTCGTCGGCAAAGTCCATCGCACGGATTGCAGCGTATTGCCTATGCTCACGACGGGCGAGGAATTCCAGTTGTTTGAGCGTGTCGCGCAGATCACGCACCTGACCGACGGTCAGTTCACGGTAGTGGGTGCGGTAGGATTCGTTAGCCACCCATTCAGGTATTTCAGGCGTGACGGCAGATAGCCGGTCGGCTTCTTCCTGTACCCACTGCCCGATAGGCTTGCGATTCGCCTCGGGTTGCGTGACGCTGGTGCGTAAGTCAAAACGCCCAAGCAAGGCGTTCATCTGCGCTAGCATCTCGCCGCGCATATTCTTTTGCGCTGCGTTTGTCTCCAGTCGCTTACCGTACTCGACCAGCTTCTGCACGTCCGTCAACGCCTCATTGGTGGACTTCACCAGGGCGTTGTTCAGCACAGCGGAACGCTGGGCGCGTACCGCACCCGCTGGGTCAGTTGCCACCAGCTTAAGCGCTTCGCGGTTCGCTTTGGCCTCTGCGGCCTCGTACTGCTTCGGCTTGAGGTTGCGCACCACCTTGGCAGCTACTGCCACGTCGGCGGCTTCCTTCGCGCCTTTCTGGATCGTGCGGGCGGAGATAGGCGACCGGCTCAACATCTTCAGGCCGGTTGCCATGAACTTGGCGCGCAGCTCGTTGTGGATCGCTTCGTTCGCAGCCTGCTCAATTGCACGCGCGTCGATGAGGTCGCCGTGTTCTTCCAGCATGCGCTGATCGGTCATAACCTCAATTACTGACTCGCGCGGCTCCATCTCCAGCAGGTCACGCACCAACGCGTCACCGGATGAGAAGCCGAACACGTCGGCTATCATGTCGGGCGACATACCGGACGGCGATACCAGGCCCTTCAGCGCGTCGAGGTTAGGTCTCGCGTTCATCGTCTCGGGGTACATCTGCGCGATGTCTTCCTTATTGAACTTCGCGCCCTTCACCGCATCGGCTTCCAGCTTGATGACCTCACCATCCAGCGTGGTCGTCTCGCCCTTGCGCAGCCATGTCTCCGCACGATAGATCGGCATGGCCGATACTTCCTTCTCAACCGCTTCGCGGATCACGGCACGCTGTGCGTCTGCCTCGCGTTGCAGCTTGCGGATCATCTTCGATTTCGCGTTACTGCCCCACTTCATATCGCGCAGGCTGCGTGCCTGCATCTCGTCGGTGGCCTCCGAGGTGGCGGCTTCGTGCAAGTCTTTCAGCTCCTGCCATGCCGTGTCAGACACGCCAGCGGGCTTCGTCTCGGGCATGAAGTAACCGCGTGCCGCTTCGGCCTCCTTGATCGCGTCCTCGCTTGCCAGCATGCGGTCGAATACAGTGCGCACTTCGGGGGTCAGTTCTACGTTCAGGCCGCGCAGTGTCTTGTAGATACTCATCATCCACGACTTGATTCGGCTGAACGCCGGTTGCAACTCAAGGCTTGGCGCTTTGCCCTCCATGAAGTATGCCTCGAAGCCTCGCGCCAGCTGCTCGTGGTGCGGGCGTTGCTCTTCCAGCGTCATGCTGTTCCACTTCTCCAGCGACTCGACCCCGAACCAGTTCAGCAACTTGGTCATGTCGTCTTGCATCTTGACGGGCGCGTCAGGCTGCGATGCAATCTTCGCGTAGGTGTCCAGCGCCCAGTGGCCGGTCTCGTGGATATACGTCGAGAGGTCAGCGTTTTTTAGCAGGCCGATGGTGCGTGAGTCAGGGACGTAGAAGCCACGAGATTGTTGCTCAAAGGTGCTACCGTCGAAACGGTTGTACCCTTCAGCCCATGCTACGACCGCCCCGTTTGGGCGCGTCTCAAAAATATCCAGTACCCGAGCTCCGGTGCTATTCAGAAACCCCGCGAGGTTATCAATCTGCTCACGGCTATAGTCGCCGTGCGCTACAATCATCGAGCGGTGGCCGTTCGCCATAGATATACCCCGATAGAGTGCGTCCATCCGACCGCTGCCAGGCACGCGCAGCGGAAGGGTATCTCCAGCCTCAACCGGGATAAAACCGACCGGCTCATTCTGGGAATTAAGCAGCAACACCCCAGATTCTCCGTTTGATATTTTATCGGCAGCAACCTTCGCCAACGCTGGGGAACTTATGGCTTCACCGAGCGTACCCGTGTCGGTGAACTGGCGCTCCATAAATGGCACGTTATGGGTAACACCGGTTTCGTTAATGCCTCCCGAGAGATCATCGCTATGTCCCCATCTTTGCTTGCCGCCTTTAGCGCTGGCGATAGCTAACATTCCACGTGGCGCTATGCCACTACCCTTAAATGCTTCGCTTAAGGCTTGATTTAAACGGTGATCGGCATCAGAAAGTTCGTTTGTGCCACCAGGGTGGTTGTGCGAAAACCAGATATTCGCCGCGCCTTCGACGCGAAACGCTTCACCCAGAACGGTAGACGGGTATATCTGCGCTGAGGCGATGTCCCCCTTAAAGCCGCCAACTACGGCGAGGGGCTTACCGTTTTTATCTGTGACGAGCGCGTCAAAACGCTCAACCGTACCTTTACCCAAATAGGCGGTGGCGTGTGCCGCTTCTTCGGGCGTGGTTACTTTGGCCGCGCCGAGGGTACGCGTGCCTTCTTGAACGAGTTTGGTTTTGGTGGCGTAGGTTCCACTTTTGGGGTCACCAGATACGGCGGGCTTGGCTGATCGGGTACGCCCCCGCCCAGTACTAATCCCTCCTTCATCACCGGGTAGCGGATTTCCGAATAAGTCGTGCGTGTAGGCATGGTCTTCTCCTTTATTCGCATTGTACGCCTGGTGCAGGATGTCCGCATCGTGCGGGTTGAAATCGCCGATACTAGTCATTGCTGGGCGATCCATGCTGTCGGACACGCGTTCAGTGCTTTCCTGTTCAAATACACCACTCCCCGCACCGACAAGCGTCTGCCCGTGCTGCGCATGGAATTCTTCCGGCGTGATGCCGTGATCCTGCGCCAGCGTGCCGATCATCTCGCTGTATATTTTCGCGTTGACCTTGTTCGCTTCAGGCGAGAAGCGCCCCGCCTCGTTGTGCTGAGCGAGTACCTGGTCGTACACCGCTTTCTTCGAGTTATCGAAGGCCGCGCGTTCGCTAATTTCTTTGATCTCCTTGCCTGCCTCGTCGGCCATGTCCTGCGCTTGCGTCTGTTGCTGCGCATCCGCTTCGGCTTTCGTCATGCCGTCCGGCTCAACCTTCAGGTGTTGCAGCAACGTATCGCCCAGCTTGCCCGCTGCGATGTGCGTCAGGTAGTCAGCGGTCGAGATGTTAACGTCTCCTTGTGTCTGGATTGCTTCTTGTAGCTGACTTGCCACTTCGGGCATGGTCTTTTGCAGTTCTTCCATGCCGACACCGGCGGCCTGCATTGACTGTGCGAACACTTCGCCGTTGACGTATACGTTCGCCAGGTGGCCGTCTTCGGTCACACTGTTCACGAACTGTTTGAAGTCATCGGGCGCGAGGTCACGCGTCTGGCTGGACTTCGCGTGTTCGCTTGCCGTTTGCAGCGTGGCGAAGTCCTGAACAGCCTGTTCGACTTTGGCTTGTTTCTCGTCACCCCTACGTTGTAGGCGCATCGCCCCGTGCGCGAGGCCGCCCGTCGCGAGGGTCTGCACTACCGTGGCGATGATCGTCTGGCCTTCATCCGGTCCCAGCTCCTTGACGTAATCGCCCATTGACTTTTCAGGGTGCAGGTTCAGCCATTCGTTCGCGTTCTGCCACGCGGTCGCGGCAACTTCACCCGGCACTTCGGTCGCCATCTGGTGGCCTATTAACTTCGTAAAGGATGATCCCGCCTTAATGTCTTTCAGCAACAGCCCCATCGGCAACATCTCGGTCAGGTACTCCGCACCCGCGTCCTCGATACCGTAGGTAAGCGCCCGTGCTGATGATGCACCCGCATCGTGAGCCTTACCCATCGCCTGACCGCCCGCCACGCCTGCGCCCATACCGAGCGCGAACTGTGGAATGCCCGTCGCTACCGCCGCAGCTAGCCCTGGGATCGTCGCGCCCAGCGAACGGAAGCCGCTGGCCATGCCGCCCTCGGTAAAACCATCAGAGCCGTAGTCGCCCTGTATCGCCTTACCCATTGCCTCCTGACCCTTACGCAGCCCGCTGAAGTACGCCTTCGCGGCATCTGCACCGACCAGCCCCGCGCCCGTCTCAGCCGTCCCCCACGCCGCCGCATTAAAGTCGGTCAGCACACCCGCCGCCAGCGCGCGGAAAGGACCCGCCACTTGACGCGCCGCACTCTGGGCGAAAGTGCGCTCGATACCCGACAGATTGTGCAGATCGTCCTTGCTCACCGCTGCGCGTTGCGGGTACTCTGCGATGTGGTCGCGTAGCTTCGGGAACTGTTTGAACAGGTCGTCGGCATTCTGTCTTGCCATGTCCTCCTTGAACTGGTCAGGGAACTGCGCGACCACCTCGGGCGTGGTCTGGTACTTCTTCGCCACGTCGGCATGCCAGGCAGCTTGCTCGGAATTATTTGAAGACGAGAATGCAACAGCTAAGGCGGCGCGCTTACGGCTCACTTCAACCTCATCGTCCATCAAGCTACCGTACATGCCCGACATTTCTGTCGATTTTTCAATGCCTTTATCGCTGTCCATCAATTCGCCGTATGCACTCACTTAACACCCCCGTTCGCTTTCATGTACCAATACTGGTAATTTTGTTCTGTCTCTTTAATGCCTCGCTTGCGAAACTCGGTAGTCATTTCCTCACGGTCAGTCTTTGGTATCTCGAAACCTTTCGCACGCTCTTCCGGCGTCATCTGATATAGTTTTTTCTTCGTCATAAAGAACCCACCGAGACCCGTGCCAGACAACACTTGATCCTTCACCATGCCGCGAACAATCTTGTTCAAGTCTTCCTGCTGGAATTTTGGGTTGTTTTTCTGGGCTTCGAGCAGCGCGTCTCTGACGTTCGAGGTGAACAGCGCATAGTCCTGAGCAGCGGGGCTACCTTCTTTCGGTGTGGTGTCGATCTTCGCGGCCTTAACAAGACTTAATACATCCTGTGTTTGCAGCGCTTTGTTAATCATGCTGTCCGCTCGTAAACGCGCGCCATCCTGCTTGCTAATCCCGTTGTACGTTTTCATCAAGTCATCAAAATGACTATCCGACACCTTGCCCCTGGAGTTCATAATATCGAGCTGCGTCAGCCCGCCTTTCGCCGCTTTGTCGTGCAGATCCATGAACAGCACTGGGTCGTCCTGATTGCCCATGCCGCGTTTCGCGAAGCTGTCTAACGAGGCGAGACTGCCTGTGCGCATAGCTCCGGCGTAGAGGTTCTTTGGCATATCCGTGACAGACTTGCCGGGGTGGTTGATAAGGAAGTCCTGCGCTTGACCGATGACGCTGGCGGTGTTCTCGTTGTCGTCCATGCGCTGTTTAGCGGCGCGATGCTCGATGCGCGCCTCAATCAGTTCGCGCTCCTTGCCGTCTAGCTTGCCCGCCTCGAAATCTTTGCGCACTTGCGACATCTGCGCTTTCTCGCCACGTACCGTATCGAATATCTGGTCTGAATATGTCAGCACGCGATCTTGTGTGGCCGCTGCGTGGAGCTTGCCTTGAATATCGTCGCGCACCGCTGGGCTCAACTCGCTTTTCACCTGGTCGAAGTAGCCCTTCGCGATCTGCGTGCTGCCGTCGCCAGCTTTGCCCGACTCGTACAAATGGCCGATGATCCCGACGTAAACTTTCTCCATTTGAGCCTTGACCATCTGGGCGCGTACGTCGGGCGCGGCATTGACACCATACCGAAGATCGACGATGTGGTTCGCTTCGACCTTCGCCGTTTGCAGGTTCTGCTGGTAGGGTGTATTCGCCTCGGGATTAGTGGGGTCATAGGCCAACACCGGCCTATCGGTGATCGGGTTATACAAAGTCTTTGCCAAGTCGCTCGCTGCATCGGCGCGCGAGGTGGCCGATGCGATACCGTACACCTTGAGTTGCTGGTCCTTATGCTCGGCGGCTTTCGTCGCGAAGGCCTCATACCGCGTTTCGAGTACGTGCTTTGCCGCTTGCCGCTGCGCGTCGTTATCCAGTCCGTCGAGCAACTGCTGTTTAAAGTCGCTCAATGCTTTCGTCGTTGCGTCAAACGAATCTACCGCATCGCCGCCCATCTTCGTCAGGTACGCACCCGGGGAGGGGTTGCCCTTGCTGTCCGGTGTGCCATGTAGTATCGCATTCGCGCCCGTCATGTAGGCCGTGTCCGCGTCCTTCGCCTTGTTCTCGTTAACCTGTATCTGGTGCGCGACGTCAATGTCGTTGAACGTGTTACCGAGTTGCTGTCCCGCCGCGCCCATCTTGACCAGTTGTTCAGCTCCTATTGAGTTGGCGGCCATGAGACGGTCTGGTGTGGTCTGGCGGGCAGCAGGAAGCGCGCCAGGAGTTACTTGTGGGATGTCATACGTCGGGACGATCGGCACGGTTATGCTCCTTTAGTTGCTGCTGTTTTCTTGTAGTTCGCTGCCGCAAAGCTGGATGCACTACCCATCAACGAGGTAAGGCCTGCCATCGTCGGGCTGATCGCACTGGCCGATGCGCGGGTGGCCGCCGCGTTGCTGGTGTCGTTCTGCGCCTGTACACGATTCGCCCATGCCTGGCGCGCAGCGTTGTCACGGATCGTGAGCGCGTCCACTTCACCCGTATGCACCGTCGTGGTGAGGATGTCAGTCGCCGAGCCTTGCCCGAGATCAATGCCGTTCGCCGCCAGTGAGGCGCGCTGTGCGCCGAATACTTGCGCCGTCTTGAGCCGGGAGGTCTGCTCCTGTTGCGCACCGATTGCCAGCGCCTGTTGTGCCTGGTACTCCGCCACCTTCGCATTGTTATCCGCGACAGCCGCCTCGTAACCGAGTGTCGCCTTCTGCGCGTTGGCTTGATTCATCGCGCCCATCGCGGACACGCCCGCGCTCATTGCCATTGCTCCGCTCATCTTAACCCCCGCCTAGTGAAACTTCTAATGTGATGCTGGCAATATCCAGCGGTAAGGGATCGTCCTGCCTGACGCATATCTGCCCGCTGGTGCCAATATTGCCGAGCAATACCATCTCGACCTCGTCGTTCACCATGCGTGGCGCAACACCGTAAGGCTCGTTCGTCCGCTGTTTGTATGGCACAAGGCTGGCGAAGCTGGGACCCGCCTGCAATCCGCTGGAAGTATTCAAGCGCAGCCATACTTTGTTGACGTTCTTGGTGCGCCCCTGCGCCATGGCAGGATCGACCTGTGCGGCCACCGGCATGGTCTGGATATCCGCCTGGATAGGGAGACCGACGGTGATCTTGCTGGCAGGCTGGCTGATTGTAATAGCCCCGCCGGTGACGACCTGCTGCGGGAATACCGCACCGTCAGCAAGGATGCTCACCGTACGCCCTTCGAGCCAGGTGAGGCCGCTCACCGTAGTGGCGGGCGCGCCGACGTAGGTTGCCCCACAGTCCACAAAGAACGCATCCACCAGCGTGGTGAAATTGCGGGTATGTAACCGTTCGACGTAACGTTTCTGCACGCCACCGATGGTGCGCCGAACGACGCAGTACAGCATGTCCTCGTCGTTCTCCGTGATGACGCACACCGCTTCAAACACGTCACCATTGCCCGTGTCATGCTGGTGCCACGCCGCGATCTGTTGCTCAGCCACGTAGGTCATACCGAGTAGCTGACCGGTGGACGACACGCACCACAGAATAGGCACCGGTCCGCGACAGTAAGCCATATCAACAATCTGCTTATAGTCGAATAGATGCGGGGCCAACAGGCTGATATCCGCTGCGATATACCCGTTCGCTTGCCAACTGTAGGACATCTCGCGGACGTGACCGCCACGGGCGGAGATGTACAACACGCGGTTATTCACCACTACCGGCGTGACGTTGTTCGAGCCGTTATACGATTGCGGCTTGACACTTACAGTCGTCGGGGTGAGCGCACCGCTACCAACGGAGGCGACACGCCACTCACAACTTGCCGTGAGTAGCAGCATTTCCGCTGCCGGGATGATGTGCTTTACCGCGCTGGCTTCGCGCGCCGCGATGCGGAAGGCGATGCGGTTATCGTCGCGTACCGGTATCGAGTAGGACATATCCGACTCCGTACCTGAACGGGTGAACCACAAGTTTTGCGGTGCATTTTTCGTGCCGCCGAACACCCGGCGCTGCTCAAAATAACTGACCGCCGAGGGGTAATCTCCAACCGCTGCGAATACCGCATCGAATATCGGCGGAGTTTTTGAAACGTCCGCCGTGATGTTGTTATCCACGAAGGACAGCCCACCGGCTTGCCCGATGTAGCCGAGGATGCCATTGCTTAGCTTGTACACGTTATAACGCACCGGTGCTGCGCCAGCTGGTGCCGTCCAGGTGATCGTGTTGACGTGCCCCGCGACGGTCAGATCGTTCGTGCAAGTGGCCGCTGCCGTCGCGATAGACTCTTGCAGGTTGCCCGCGTTAACCGACGACACGTAATAACTGTACGACACTGCACCGGTGAGCGTTGGTGTCGCCACAGGGGATGTCGGGCAGTTCGTCGGCGGGTTGAAACTCGGCGCGGTAAACGTCCAGCTCAGCGCCCCGAGACGACGCAGCTCCATGACTGGATAGTTAGGATGCACCAGCGTCATTACGTCAGCGGACTGCACGTAATGAATATCCGGCAGGTCAGCGGCCGCGTAGCCGTTCGCTATCTCGTACGGCACCGCACTGAGCATCAACGTCGCGGCCTGCGTGTGGAAGCGGAAGTACCCTGCCCCCACCTCGATAGCGAAGGTCTGTACGTTATTGAAGCTGAACGGGATTAGCCGTGTTGCCGATGCGGAGTTTTTCACCTCTAGCACAAATTCAGTACCTGGGCGGCTATCCACTGGGCCGTGCGGTAGCGGGATGAAATTGCGGCAAAGTGCTAACCCCTCGCTGAACTTGGCAAAGTCCACGCGCCCAAACAGTTCAGGGGTTAGCTCACCGGCGGAAAATGCGTGGTCAAGTATGCGGATTGCCATGTTATCGGTTCGCAATCCATGAGGGGGTGTGCTTCACGTTCAGCTTGCGCTGATTCGCGTCGGACTCCACTGCTCTCTCAAGTGCCGCCTGAAAGAACTTCAACTGCGCCGCACCTTCAGCTCGCCCGTCTGCGCCTTTCAACAAAGGCCCCGCGAGCTTAGCGGCCAGCAATCGGCATAGCGCTTCAGTGAATAGCGGTGAGAACTTCGTGCTGTCTGCGATCGCAGCGGAGTAGCGCAGTACAGCATTCGGTTGGTTAGTCAGCACCATATCGCTGCCGTCGGATGCTTTCTCCACAACGAAGGGCTGCGCGGAAGCTACCGCCACGTTCGATCCAACTACGCCGAACATCGTATTCGCCAGCGGTATGCCGACCGCGTAGTCGTCAGCCGCGAGCGGGTCAGCCGCGAGCGGGTCAATCACTTCCAGATAATTGAGTACATCAGTTGGGCCAGCATAGGCGCAAGCCCACGACGTAGTCGGGTTGGCGATCTGCGCCAGTGCAACACGGGTCGTGGCGAAGCCCCACTGGTGCAATTCAAGCAACTGATCGCGGGCAATCGGGTAGAAGCGTGAGCACAGCGCGGCTTGCGCGCTACCATCAGGTGGCGCGATGCTGGTTACGTTGGCGACGTCGCCCAGGTAACTCAGTGCTAGGTTGCAAACGTCCGCATCGGAAGCCATAACGTACTCCAGTTAAAAAGAAAGGGGAGCAAAATGTGCCCCCCTTTTTAAATCGCGCGGTTAAACGCGAGGGAGGAAACTAAACCAGTGCAGCGGCGGCCTGAGCATCCGCTTCGCCTTGCGCAGCGATTTTCGCGGCGGCCTTCGCGGCCTTGTCAACGGGTTCGAGGTTATCGCCAGGCGTACCGTCGTAGTCCACGACGTCGCCCTCCTTAACCAACGAGTTGCCAATAAAAGAATCTTTGAGTACACGGTATTGCGCCATTTGAATCTCCTAAACGAATGAGGCCTCGCCCGAAGGCGAGGGATGGTTATTACAGTACTGCGTAACCCGATGGGTACATCTTCTGGCCGTCTTGAATCTCCAGCCCGATGTCGGTGTACACCGTACCAGCGGTACCGGCGCCGATAATCACGTACTGCACACCAAGGTAGCGCTGGCCTACTGAGGCCAACTTCGGCGTGAGTGCAGCCGCGAATCGCGAACCAGCTACAAGTGATGCCAGAGGGATAGCGCCTGTTGTGCCGATTACGTTCGGGGTCGTCAGTGCCGCTGCTGCGGAGGTGATAACCTGCATTTCCACGGAGGTAGCACCGACGAATGCGGCCAGCACTTGCATGCGAGCGAACAGCCCTTGACCTTCCGCGATGTCGCGGTTAGCCAGTAAGTCGATGGTATTAGTGGATAAGACAGTCACGTTCGTACCGGTGACTGCCTGACCGGTGGTGGCGTTACCGAGGATAGAGCCTGACAGTGCCAGGTTTGCGTCTGCGATCATGGTGATTCTCCTTTGTGGTTACCCGCCCGAAGGCGGGTAGTTCAATTAGACAACTCTTGCCTCGGTATTCAGCAACTGGTCAACGCGACGCAGCGGCACACCCTCGAAGCTCATCCAGCTTTGCGGTGAACCGAACTGGTTGAGGCCTTTTTCGACACTCATCGCGTAGTTCGATTTACTCAAAGCCTGCAAGCGCAGGATCGAGTACACGGTGCGGTTCATGTAGAACGCACCACGACCCATGCCGAAGTTAGGGATACGATCCAACGCGCGAGACATCAGCGCAATCAGGTCAGCAGCGGCAGTGTTCGCCACCAGGTTGGCCGTGTTGATGTTGCAGATACGCACCACATAGCGCCAATCCTTCACGACCAGACCATTCTTCCACTGGTAGTGAGTCTGGTAAGCCTGGTATGGATTACCGGCGGTGTCGTACACGGTCAGCGCGCCCATATCTTCGTGCAGCAAACCCGCTTTGGATGCCTTCGGGAAGGTGCAAAACACGGTGTTTTCACCCCACAACACCAGCCAGATAGAGGTGTTATTGGTGGATAAACCGCCCGCATCGAGGATGTTCTGCGCGTTACCCGCACCCGAGATGCTGCCGTAGCGGGGTGCCAGACCGAGGTACTGACGCGCGTCAGATGCCGGGTTGCCGTAGATCATGGTGCTAGCTTGTGTCTGGTTCATCGCCTCCAGGAACGCGGTGTCTTCCGACAGGCGGAACTGGCCAAGATTGCCGTTCAGTTCTGCCAGGTCTTTATCGACGCGGGCATAGGCTTCCAGCATGCCGACTGACTCGTCAACCTGCACGGTCGTGGACTTACTGGACGGCACACCTTGGTTCAACGAGCGCCAGTAAACAGCGGGTAATCCGGTGCGGATCGTGACGCGGTGGCCAGTAGGCAAGTTGCCCTCTTGGAAAACCGCATCTTCCAGAATCTCATTAGACTGAGAAAGCAATTCGGCCACGACCGGCACGCGGCCATCGGGGTCAATGCGCTTCGCCCAATCGGCGAGTGTTAATGCTCCAGCTGCGAGTGTTGCCATTTTGATACTCCTTAAATTGAAAGTGATTAACCGTACAGCCGTGACGCTGCGGACTGTTCCGCCTTGCTAGGCTTGGTACCGCCAGGCACGAACTTGTCTTCCGAAATCGCCACGCCTGCGCGATAGAACGCCCGGATGATCTCGGGGTGATCGCCCAGTCCCGACGTGTTCAACAACGTGCGCAGCTCGGGTGTGCCAAATGCACTAAGTGCCTTGTCCGCTACCGCGAGTTTCTCGTTCAACTTGTCGCCACCGATTTCCTTGTCCGCCTTTACCTGGCTAACCAGTTCAGCGCGGTACTTAGTAACTGCTTCGGCTTGCGCGTGAGCGGTGCGTTCGGCCAGTTTCGGGGTGAGCCTTTCAACGATCTTTTGCGCGGCGTCCTGCGATAGCCCCAGCTCCTTGGCAACGGTCGAAAACTCACCAATTACAGCGTCATCAAAGACGACACCCTCGGGTGCTTTGAAATCGTATGACTCCGGTGCGCCGTTGGGCTTTACGCCCTCCGCTGCCGCGTCTGCTTCGGTTATGCCTGCGTCCGCTTGCGCATCAGCAGGGGCTTGTCCGTCGGCCGCCTGTTGCTCTGCACCGGCTATCTCAGCGCCAAAAAGCGCAGCAGTCGGTGCGGGTGTCGCGTCGCCAGTAGTTTGTATGTTCCCGGTGTCTGCAATCTGGTCAGTCATTTTGATTCTCCGTTATCATTTCGGCGTACTGCGCGGGGCAACTCGCCATAATCTGCGCGGTAAGGGCTAGGCCCTCGTTGCGCATACCCTCGTTGAAGGCCATTTGCAGCGCGTTGGTGCTGAAACTCAGCCGCCATACGCCGGCGCGATCCAACATCCGGTGTGCCACCCGCCGGCCTCGCTTACCTGACATTAGCCAGATAATGTCGTCTCGCTCGACGCGTTGCGCATTACGCGCCTGCTCGTCTGCGGTCTGACGCTTATCCGTCTGGATTGTTAAATCAAAAGGGTCGTGGTCACTCATGTCGGGTAGCGTATTACAAGGCTGTCGGGGTAAGGCAACTATGCCCCGTACAATTCGCCAGCAGCGTCGCGAACCTTGCCCATGACCTTCAGGCTCATGTCGGTGATCTGCACCGATAAGCTGACATCGTTGCCCTTGTCGTCACCGTCAGACTCGACCGATTCAGTGGAGCTAGTAACAATACCCTTTGCCTGAATGCTTACCTCAGTACCGGGCTTGATCGACGTTGTTAAGCCTAACGCTTTGCATTGCTCCTCGTCGATATAGAGGCACAGACCGCCAGGGTATTTCCCCGGCATGTACGACGCGTAATCCATGCCGTCACTACTTTCTCTCTTCATGCTGATAAGTGCCATGCTGTTTCTCCTAGTAACAAGCGATGATGTTGCCCGCCACGATGGTCGTACCCGTGGCGTAGACCCGCTTGACGCGGATGTACTGGACACCGAACCAGCTTGCGCTAATCGCCAGCGTGATGGTCGTGCCGCCTGCCGTATCGAACTTAACGGCGCCCGCTGCGTTGAAAATAACCGCACGGCAAGCACTCGCTTTACCGCCCCACTGTAAATCAACCGTGTCGTTCGGTACAACCACGACCATATCGTTAATAGGCGTGTAATCGTTGCGGTCGTCAAATATTGGAAATGGCATATCCGCCTCCTAGTAAAGCGCGTACCCGCCGGGGGCTTTCGTACCCGTCTGGTTTAAGTCTTAGACCACCTTGTGTACTACCGAATTGCAATCCCATATCTATCTCCTTTGAATTAAGCGTATCCGCTGAATTGATCCATGACGCTGCCAAGTGCATTGGTTGGTGCTGGCGCTGGCGTGTTGCCCAGCTTTGCCGCGCTGTCCGCAGCGACCTGCATTTGTTGCGCCTTCGCGGCTTGCGCCTGCGCCTGCGCCCGTTGGTGGCGAATCAGTGCGACCTGCTCACTCGCGACGATGATCTCGGGGTCAACGCCCAGCATGTCGCTGTACCTGTCCGCCCATTTGTCAGAATCGAACTTGTCCAGGATGTCGGGCTTATACTGCGCGATCTGCCCAAGGTTGCCGACGAAACGATCCACGCCGTTAGTAGCAATCGCACGCTGAGCCTGTGCCAGCATGCTGACCAGCTCGACGTTGATTGCCTGACCGTGCAGTTCTGGGGGTGGAGGTGGAACCAACCCACCCGCAAGCATCTTATCGAAGGTAGACGAGACAAGCGGATCAAGTAACTCGTTATGCAGTCGCTCCAGCACGGGGCCGAGCATGAGCATCTTCTCCTCGTGCCGTTCAGCCACTTCCGTGGCGGTCATACGCGTGTTGTCCATGCTGGAAATCATGGTGAACAGATCCGCATAGAACGCGCCATTGATGCGGCCGCGTACGTCCTGCATGTCCATCAGCAAGTGTTGCAGGTTGATGTTCACGTCGAACATCGTCTTGATACCCTGTGTGTTGCTGTTCGCGTCGAAGTAGGTAATGCCCCCCGGCAGACGCTCGATCTCCCGATTCTTCAGCGTGGCGGGTACTTGCAGCGGCGGGTTTGTCATGTAGTCGATGCCCTGCGACTTACGAAGCTGCTGTTGTTGCAATTGCTTCACGTCGCCCAGCGCCAGCATGCCGGGACTGTTGCCGTAGACGTCGCCGCCTGATACGTCCCAACGCGGGGCGAGGACAGGGAAAGACTTATAGCCCGACTCGCGCAACGGCTTGTTCGGGTCGCCGTTCAGTTCGTAATAGACGGACTTCCACGCCATATTGAGCGAATCTTTCTTCGTCGCGTCTCGATCTTCGCGTGGCTCAATTGCGTGAATGATGCGGATGTACTGGTCGAGGCTGCCGCGATCGAACAGGTTTTTCGTCTGGGTGCTGACGTTTGTAACACCAAATTCTTTTACGACCTCGCCGATGGTGCGCTCAAACTCGCGGTACATCGTGCAGACGTTACCCTTCCAGTCTTGCGCGATGCAGTATTCGCCGACGGTAAGCGGGTGGTGATGGATCACGTTTTTGTAGTCATCAGCCATGATGATGGCGGACGTGCCGAACGCGCCCAGCTCACGGTATGAGCCATGTAGTGCGCGGTAGGTGTTGGACTTCTGGAAGATATTCAGCATGATGCGCGTGCATTGTGTGAGCCAGAGCTTCACGTTTGCCGATTGCATTAGACTCTCGTCACTCGTCGCTAAACGAAACCAAGGTCGAGCGGGTGATGTCAGCCCACCCATCAAACCGGCGGCAAGCGTATCAAGTGCGCGCGTGCCGGTGTTATCGAGAATGTTGTTATGCCTGCGCCAGCCCTTGTTGTGATCTTGCAGGAAGTAGCGCCCGTTGCGCGGCAACAGGTAGGTGGTGAGCTCTTGCCAATGCGCGAACCACGTAGAACGATCCGCCTTGAGTTGGCCTAGGCGGGATTGTATCTGCTGGTTCTGGGTGCGTTCGCCCACGTTAGCCGCCCAGCAATGACTTCTTGCCTAACGTCAAGCTGTTCGGGTCGACGCCACCCGCACCCGTCAAGATCGTAGAGGCCGCGCCGGGTGCGCCGCCCGCCTGTCCTGTGCCACCCATCGCGGCCTGCACGCCTTGCACCTGTGGCGCGCTGCTGGCCTGCGGTGGTGCAATCGGCGCTTGTGGTGCGGGAATGCTTGGTGCTTTCGGAGCCAACATACTCGATACCGCCATACCGCCAACCATCCACGCTGCTGCTGTTGCTATCGCCCCGCTCATATTAAATCCCCTATAACTATTTCGTTTTCACCGAGGCGCGACATCAGCATCTCGTAATCATCTGTAAACTCGGCTTCAGCAGCTTCTACGGTGCGGGCGTGTGTCGGGAAGGCCATTGATATGTGCGTATCTGTGTGTGCGTAGAACGCTTGTTTACGTCCTCGCTGTGCGGGCAGCACGTTGTAGCCTTGCAGGTTCAGCACACCCTCGCCCGTATAAACATCAGCATCGCCACACACCGTGACAACCGTCGGTATCTTGATACAAGCGCCCGTCATCACGTCGCCAGCGGGCAGCATGATTGTCCTCACGTACATCCCGGCGTGGAGTACGTGCTTCGTGAGTACTTCGGTTTGTGGTGCTGCGAGCACCCGCACCTCGAAGGCTTTAACTTGCGCGATAACATCATCGGACATCGTCGGTAGAGCCTGCTTGACCGCTGGAATCATTTGAACGCCTTAAAAAAAACCCGGTTAGTTTCCCGGTAGGATGACTGCGCGGCCATAACAGCGGCGAGTTGGCTACCGAATGGTGTGCTGATAAACAAGCCAGCAGCCCCGTTGGCTTTAGCTGTGCGTTCGGCTGCTCGTTTAAGCGCCAGACCCGCACCGGTATATCGGTAATCGAGATGTACGAACCACGACTCCAAGGTCGCGATCTTGGTGCTGTAGTGCGGAAACGGCGCGACAAGTACATTCACGAAGCCAATCAACTTGCCGTTGTAGTACGCGCCGATCATGTGCTGCAATCCGCAGCGGTCAGCCGCCAGATAGTGTTCGGTGTCGGGTGTCGGACTGGGTAAGCCTTCAGTCCCTGACTCGGCGGCGTACGCAGCAATCAGCCGCGGGAACGCGGGGTCTCCAGCCACCTCAGCATACGAACAGTTCCGAATCTCGATTGACATCACGCACCCCTATCTCATGTTTGCGAGCGGATCATAGTCGGCGCTGTTTTTTGTTAGGCAACTCTGCGCACGCGCAACTGGGTCATAATCAAGCGGATGCGTCGTGTTGGACGGAATGAATCGCTTCTTTGCCACCTGGTAGGCGAAGGTCAGCGCCAGTGCATCGCCACGATTCGGGGATTGCTGGCCACGCTTCTTCATGTCCTCCTTGCTCTCCAGCTGGATCTTGCCGTCCATGCGCGCCACGGTCTCAGGCCCGATCAAGTCCGAGTACAGTACCTCGTCGTCCGGTATCGCGCCGCCCGCCTTCAGCCAGTCGCGCGTTGACATCCACATCTCGGCGCGCTTGTTGAGACAACCGGGGTTGCTCGACGCACCGCTGAACCACACCAGCGTCCAGTCACGCCCGAGCGTCTGACCTGCGCTGGCAATACCCGTGCCGTATCCCGCATCGATGAACACGGCGTCGGCTTTGTGCTCGTCTTCGAGCTGCCCCAGGATGCCCGCGATCTGGATGTCGTTGTCGTTCTTCGGGATAGTGCGCAGGATCGAGAAGGCCAACCCTTGACGCTTGGCGATCACCAGCTCGTCGTCGCCCGACCATGCGGGGTCACAGGACAGGATCACCGGCGCGAAGTTGTACGCTTCAGGTTTCAAGTGCCTGCCGCGTGCTGCATCCACGTCGGCCACGGCGATGAACTGCTTGGCGGACATCGACGGGAAGATGCCGCGCACCCGCACCTTGACGAAGTCGGAGTCGATGCCATAGTCAGCAATCCACTGCTCGATCTGCTGCTTGTTGGTGATTGACACGTTACGCGAATCGATCTGACGATTGCCCCAACGGTGGCGCATCCTGCCGAAACAATCCTTGAACGCGCCGCTGTTACGCGTCGGGTTGCCGAACGCGAAGAACATCGGTTCACCGTCGGTGAGTCCGCCCTCGGCCACCTTCCAGATTGCGTCAGGTATCGCGCTGGCTTCATCGAAAATGTAAAACGGTGTGGACGATGCGGAGTGCAGACCGGCGAACGATTCGCTGTTCTCCTCCCGGCACGTCTGCGCGTTGCATTGCCACGAATCGGGGTGCTGCTTGTGGTACAGGCGCATCGATCCGCGCCCAGTTGTGACCTCGAACCAGTGGCCGGTGATGCACTTCTTCGTCCACTTGGCAATCTCCGCCCAGGTCTTGCTCGATAGCTGATCCGAAGTGTTGGCGGTCACGATGCCCTTGGCGTAGGGCCGCGTTGACATGATCCAGTCCACCAGCCAAGCGGTCATTGCCGATTTGCCAATACCGTGACCTGACGCGGTGGCCAGACGTAGCGCATTGACCGCCTGCACGCCGTTGAAGCTGCGTTCACGGGTCATGTTGCCGATGTCGGTCAGGAAGTCGCACGCCCACAAGTCGGGGCCAAATTCACAGTCGTACACGTAGCAATACGGGGCTACCAGCTTGACGATCTGCAAGGCAGGATCGTTCGCCCAGTCAAACGCAAACATAACAAAACCAAGTGGATCGTGGTGGAATCGCGCCATGTCCTGGGCTAACATCAAGTCCGGGTGCATTTTGTTCATATCAATTCAAGAATATCAACCGGCGGGTTATCAAGATACCGCTGCAAGAATGCGGAAAAAACAGCGGGTGATAATCCCGTTTTCCTAATCATCCCCTCGGCGACGTTACACCGGTTACACAACAGCCCTCGCGGCTTTTTACGTTGGTGATCGTGGTCGGCGTGAATGTGGTGCGCTGGTAGCTTATTGAGATCCGCGCCACACACTGCGCACTTCCCGTTTTGCAAGGCCATCAAGGAATTAACCAGCTCAACTGTGAATCCCGTGCGCTGTAGACGTGAACGCTCTTTCTCGATTTTCCTACTAACGGGGTCTGCCTTTCGCTGGCGGGCTTTTTCCCTTGCTTCGGGTGTTGTGCTACGCGCACGTTCTTTCACCCTAACGTCTGGCCGCTTTGAGTAAGCTCGCAGATACGCTTTACGCGCTTCTGGATCTTTGTACGGCATCAGGAACCCCCGCCACTGCGCTTGCGTGCTGCGAGGATCGAGGTCGCAAGATCGATCTCAACGTGTCCATCAAGCTCCAAACGGTCGCCGTAACGCTTCGGTGCCAGCTTGGATAGATACCACTTGCGCGCATCGACGCGGAGCCGGTTGCGAGCCACTGCGCCATTATCAGTCGCGCCGTTGTCGGTCGAGCCTACCGGCTCGTCTGCAATCTCGAGCAGTTCCTCCGCCATCGCGTCGAGGCCTTTGTCTCTCGCACGTGCGTATTGCTCCACAAAGAGTGAGTCTGCATTCAACCACTCGAACACCGTTGACTGACCAGGCATTGCCGGGTCTCGGCAAATCGAACGCAACGACTCGCCCAACGCGAGGCGGTCGCAGATAGCTTGCAAAAGTTCTGGTGAGCGGATAGTCATGCCGCGAACGATAACCGCACTCCTGCCGTGTAAGGCAACTCATCGCCGTTCGTACCTACATAGTCGGCTGACGTACCCCTTCGAGACTTCAAATTTCTCTTGTGCCTGTCGCCGGGTGAGCTCGCCACTCTCAACCATCTTGCGCAGCAATTCAACTTCGTGATCCGTTAGCTTTGCCCGTCCGTGTTGTTTACCGTGTTTGCATATTTTCACGACTAGCCCTTTCGTTGATTTATGCAAGTTAGTTTTTAATCTTGTCAGATCGTCCGCCCTCGTTTGTTTGTCACCCCCCTACGGGGAGGGGTGACAAAACCGACAAAACCGACAAGCGCATTTTTGGTACAAAACCGACAAAACCGACAAAACCGACAAACTCGCTAATATAAGCAATCTGCAATAATCCGCGAGTTATATGCAAACATTACGCACCATCCCATCATCTATTGCGAGACGCCCCTCTGAGGCGAGCAATTCAATCTCAACTTTGAAGGCCGCCATCCGACGATCATGTTTGCCTTCGTCTGGCACTGTTTGCTTCTTCATCTCAGCGCTAAGCCGTGAATACGGAACGCCCACTTCAGGATCGAAGTCCATCGCCGCCAACGTATTCAGCGCCAGCATTTCATACTTCCGCACCCGCTTGAGTTTCACCACTTCAGGTCGCGCCGTGTTGCTATGTAACAGCACGCAGCTGGTGACTTCCGTATCGTCTTCATCGAAGCCCACGCCGATCGTCTCCAGGGTGAAGGCAAACTCTGCGCCATCCTCGCCGTCCTTCATCTTCACAACAGACGCCGCGCGGTAGTTGTCCACGCGTATCACCTCGATCACCGCATCGGCCGCTGCGTGACTGCCTGACCACCCGCGCGCGCCCTTGCTGCTGTCTTTACCGGCATGGTGTATCAGCACAACGGTCGCACCAGTAAAGTTATGCAACCCACGGCACAGCGCCAGCGCCGCACCCATTTCCTCGCCGCTGTTCTCATTTGCACCAGGTGTGACCTGCGCCCAGGTGTCGACGAACACAATACGCGCGCCGATGGCCTTAATACCTCTCGCCAGTGCCACCACATCGGCCTTATCAGTCATGTTCGGGGCTGCATCCAGCGTGTAGAAAGGCGTCTCAGCCAGATCAATACCATGCTGGTGCGCGTATGCCTTCATTCGTCCAGCGAAACCGCTAGCGCCCTCCGCGCAGACATAGGCCACGGGTGACTGACTGGTCTTATTACCGCGCCATTCGATACCGCGCGCCACGGCCATGCCCAGATCGAGGGCGAAGAACGACTTACCCGATCCAGACGCGCCGAAGATCATCACCAGGGGCGATTCGGGTAACACCGTCTTGACGTGCCAGGTAGGGTTAGGCCGGTTTGTATATACATCGCCCAGGACGAACTGATACTTTAACTTTTGCCCTTCCGTAGGCTCGCCGACGATGTCCTCGAACATATCGGGCGCTTGATAGCCCACCGCGTCAAGGAACGCCTGCTGACTACGCTTCTCACAACCCGCGTGCAAGCACTTGAACGCACCATGGGGGTGGCCGTTGGTATGTGCCGGGTAGTAGACCGTCTCGGTATCGCCTGAGTCCATGGAGTGCTGTTCTTTCCAAGGGCAAACGATGTTCATCTTCTTGTCCGCGCCGATACCAAGCACCTGGTGCTGCGCGATGAGGTGCTGAGCAATTGGATCGGCCACGATGGCGTTGTTCAGTACCTCATGGCGTGTACTGATTTTTGAAGTAGTTGCTGGCGCGACACCGAATTCAGCGTGTAACGCCAGCCAAAGTTCCTCGAACCGTTCTAAATCCAGTTCTGGTATGTCCTGGGGGAGTCCACCTTCCCATTCATATCTTGCCCCGCTTGTATGAGTGCCACAAGCGATGAACTGTTGACCTGTGCCAAGGAATTCAATAAGACCTTCTGATGTTGTAAAGCTGCGTTTCGGCAAGTCTCCGTCGCATCTGAAAACAAGCAAAAACTTTGATGAATTGCCCCGTCCACGTCTGGGGAGAGATCCGATCCGTCCAGCAATGAATCCAGCAACAGCGTGTGCCTGATCGGGGTCTTTAATGTCAATATCAAGTGCTCTAACACGCCGTGACTGTATGCAGATTCCATAATCCTTCTCCTTTTGCCATGCTGAAATTTCGTTAAGCGTCGTGACGTGATCCGTCCACTTCGGGATACCGACCACCCGACGAGAACCATTGTATAGACTTGGCACCTTGCCCAGCCCCTTCAGTGTTGATCCTGGCGCTATCTCAGCTTCAAGATTCGAGACGACGGGTAACAGATCCTCAGTCAGCTCAAGGCCCCACACCAGGGTATTCCAGTCTTCAGGCATCGCGCCCGCCCGTTGTTCGGGCATTGTTAGTACGTTAGGCATAATTGCCCCCCCCGTTTTTATTGTTGTGACACAGAGTTAGGCGGGTAGGGACGCTAATCCCTGCGATTCCCTGAGATTCCCTTAGACTCCATGAGGCTCCGAAGTAGAGTGGCTTCACGCTCACGGCAAGAGGCCCATTCATGCAACACATCGCGCACTATCTCACTACGCTCCTTGCCAGAAATACGTTGCTGCGCTTCGAGCACCACGTCAGTCAGTTCCGTGATTTTTGCGCGAAGGTCTATAAGTTCAATTGTCATGCCTTGCCTTTCAAGAATAAAAAAGCCCGTGGCGAACCACAGGCAAAAACACCCAACTGGTTTATGAGCTGGGTGGAGGGGGTAAGTCTTTATCGATAAGTTCAGGCCAGATCAAGTGCCAGTCAGTCGGGCGCAGGTCTTTTCGGGTGACCTGGCCTTTGGTGGCTTGCTCGATGGCGACACACTGCTCGGCCGCAACCGGCCTGATGCCTTTTAACCATTGGTAAACCAGGCCACTGGATACACCTAATGACGCAGCGAAAGCGGCCTGGGACGTAGTTTTTATATAGGAGGGTAGTTTCATGCCTTCGATAATAGCAAAGCTATTTAACGCGCGTCAATAGCTTTGCTAGTTGATAAGGAAATTGTAATGCGACAAAGTAAGCACATGGCGAAAATAGAACAATGGCAAATAGACGACGCAGCACGCTTAAAAGTGCTAATCGAACGTCATCTCGCTGATGAAATGATTACGCAAGCAGAATTCACCTCAAGGTGTGGCTGGTCGCAAAGCATGATCCACCAATACACCAAACCGCTGCGATCACTGGGGCTTGAGACTGTGGCTATTTTCGCCCAGACTCTTGATGTGCCAATAGATAAGATATCCCCCAGACTGGCCCATAGAATCCGCGAGCTTTATGGCCTTGTCGATGTCGAGAAAGTAAGGAAACAAGGCACAAACTAATAACGTGATCCAGTTGCAAATACAGCTGGCGTTCAAATTTTGAAAGGAACCTAGGAACATGCTGAAGCTATTGATCTTAATCTTGATAAACCTGCTCCCAATAAGCCTAGCGCAAGCTGAAACGGGAGCACAAAACACGGAATCGCCCTACCAGCAAGGGCTACGCACCGTAATCACTGAAACGAATAATCGTATCGATCTGGAGCTTGGGAAGTCTTTCGGGCGCGGCGACGGTAGGGAGGACGTGAGGACCAGCATGGTTAAGAAAGAACTGGCTAAGGTGTACGATAATGTACTAACACATTTGATTAATAAGGCAAAACTGGATTCAAGTAATTTAAAAGACGCACAAAACTATTTTGATGGAGTAAAAGAGCAACTCCCAGCTGAGATGCAGGACAACGCACAGCTAAAGCTAAAAGCAATCAACGACCAGATATTTGCGTTTACGTATACCGATAGTTTGTTTACAAAAATTACGACCACACCCCAGCAACTTAAAAAAGTTCAATCTGACTATGAAGGCCACGTTATTAGCACTGAACAGAGAATACTCATCGAACAACGAATCGAGCAGCACAGCAATCAATTACGTAAATAAATATAACTAATTGATTTTACTAATCAATGCTCGACTTTACAAAACGATGAAAAGATCGCGCGACTCGAAGACCTGATCCTTGTAGAACACGGCCGAGCCGATGTTCTAGCCGGGCAGGTATCCGCGCTTAAAATCATTTGCGCCGCCCTCATCGCAACCCACCCGAATCGCAGTTCTGTAAGCCGCTGACTGGATGGGGTACTGTGACGCATCTTTATGAACACCCTACCGTAGATCCTCTACCATTGTCTTAAATTCTGCGTCCAGTTCGGGCGAACAGCCTAAAAATAACAAACCACTTCGGCTACCCATAACACCCTCCTAAATTGAAACCCGCCCAGTGCGGGTTTTTTCACGTCTATTAAAATAAATAGCAAAGCTATTGACGCGCGTTAAATAGCTTTGCTATTATACGTCCCGTAGCAAAACAATCTATCAAAAATCAGGAGATCAAGAATGTACCTGCCCGCCCTTAATGATGAAGAACTGCTGCGCTACGCAGAGTCAACCCAGAACGCCATCACCTCGACCGATCTTGAAATCGAACTGGTCAAGCGCATGGCCATGCTACTCGAAATCCAGGACGCACGAGCGGTGGAAGACGAAGCGCTTGCGCCGCTCGTGGATGCGGTCGTCACTAACTACGCAACGTCTGCCGAGTATCTGCTCGCCATCCGCGAATCGGAGATTGAGACACCCAAGGAACTAAAAGCAATGCTCGAACTGGCTAATAAATTCCAGGAGTACAGCGAAGCGCATTCCATCGCAGTTACCGAACTGAACAACTTAATTTCACTCACCCACTAGAAGGAGATACACCATGTCACTCGAAGCCGCATTACTTGAAAATACCGCCACACTCCGCGAACTGATTACTCACCTCTCAGGGGTGAAAGCCGCAAATGACGACACCGCAAAAAAGCCAGCCCTAACCGTTGTCGGTACCCCGACTGCCGCCAAAACGGAAAAGGCGCAAGCAATCAAAACCGAAGCGGTGAAAGCCGAGCCTGTTAAGGAATCCCCTTCTGAAAAGGCCAAAGTCCTGACATTCGACGATGTGCGCATCCCGTTCGTTGCTATGGCCTCGAAGAAAGGCAGCCCCGTCGTTGTGGCATTGCTCGCCGAATTCGGCGTCGACGCGGCAAAAGGCGGCAAGTTGTCGGCTATCCCTAGTGAAAAGTGGCCTGAAGTGTTGGTCGCGATCCAGAAAGCGAGCGCTTAAATGATACGCATCGACGGCATTATCTACGCAACGATCGAAGACGCAAAAAGTGTCTTGTTGGTCGCCAAGAGAATTGAAATTAACGGGGGCGCGCTGACCTCCTTGAACGCACCAGCCGCTACTGACCTCTGGGTGGAAAACAACGCGGCGCTGACCTCCTTGAACGCACCAGCCGCTACTGACCTCTGGGTGATGAACAACGCGGCGCTGACCTCCTTGGACGCACCAGCCGCTACTGACCTCTGGGTG